ATAGTCATAGTAGGGATACTGCTGGTGAATTTGGTCATAAAGACGTTGAAAACGCCATTTATGCCAAAGTTTCTCACCAGTAGCCACGGCTCCAGGACCATGTTTCGGAGATATATCCTTAGGATCAAAACCTAAGAATAGGTCCGAGATAAGCGACTGGGCATGACGGATAGCCGCCCAATCACATACCACAAGCTCTGATATGGATTTCTCCGTCTCAACGAAATTCTCAATTACCGCTGCATTCGCAGAAGGTGAATTGGGGATTTCAAGCTTGTAACATAGGAAGCATAGCTGTAGCACAAAGGAAAGTGCATCAGCTCGCTTTTCTTCTGAAGATTCTCTTCCGAAGATCACGTCAAGGTATGCCCCTAGAAAAAGGGGTCTACCACTAGGACCAAGTGCGAAACCGCACCTAGAACTAGAGAACGTGCCAATCTCAATTCCACTGAGCACTGCCTTCCCTAAAGTTGGCAGGACTTTTGTGAGAAATGAGATGCCCTCATGTTGAGAACGATCGGTCAAAACCGATTCGTCCTTTTTGAGGTTCTTTGGAGAGTAGAGTGAAAGAGGATCGTCTCGGAGTATAGAGATTGCGAGGCCTACGTAAAACGTAGCCTGCGGCTCTTCGAGGAGTTCCATTCGGATATCCTTCCGCAAGAGACCGCCCTAGCGCATCGTGCTCCCCGTACTCTCGTACAACTCAACCCCCTAACTCCAATCATCACTGATTTGGTTTTCGGGGGAGCGAAGTACTTGATTAGCCTTCGCCGCGGAGAACCGCAGCGAATGTTCCGTCTACGTCTGTCCAGTCGGCAGAGCCCGGGTCGAAACTCGGGATGACCAGAGTGGCAGCGTAGGAGAACAGATCGGCCGCTGTAGCCACAGCAAGGTATGGAGATACCTCTGTGTAAAAACCGCGGTCGATGGCGAAGGTAACGTTAACCGTTACCAACCGGGGGACGCCAGCGATCAAACGTCGTTGCTGCAGCTGAACGAGATGACGATCAGTGATCGCACCGTTCTTGCCCTGCGACGTGTGCTTAATCGTAAGCAATTCGCTGACGAGAGCATTGCTGGGTTTTGACACCCGGACAGTGCTCCCTGACTGAGTATCAGTCAGGACGAAGTTTACCTCATCACCGTTCACACGGGTCAGAGGTAGATTATCACTAAGGCTCATGGCCTACCATCCTTCCTATCTATATAGAAGTGGCGTCAAGCACTATGCTCGACTGCCAGCTGCAATGGCAAGTAAAAGACTTGCCTGCTTTGGCGACAGACTACCCAAGTCGAAGAGACTAGGGGCGTCTGGCATACCTGCCCAACGGGTATAACGGCGAACATGCATGGAAGATAAGTGA